TTAATCCATATCTCATTGACATATAAGAACCGACAATTCCGAAACCGGGGTTTGCCTCTTCTACAGTCAAAGCTCGTCTTTCAACGTAGTGAGCTGGTTTGACACCCATATCGAATATTCCGAATCTGGTTTGCGGCATATACGCGTTAACCAAAACGTTCAATCCGTATAAGCTTCCAACAAGTCCAGAGCCTACAGTTGTGCTGAACGGTTGAGTTTCCTCAACTACGTGTCCAACCTGTGCTGCTCCAATAGCTGCTTGAAAGTCTGCCAAATCCAATAAAGACTTGTAGTGAGCTGGGGATATCACAAGTGTGTCTGCGTTATATCCAGTTCCACCAATTAGTTTTATTGCATTGGTTATATCAGCTAGTGATACTGTACCTGCTGTGTTGCTTCCTGCACGGACGTATCGGGATGCAGTTAGAATATCATCATCTGCATTTGCATACGGATAAATCCTTCCTGTGTTAACTGCTCCACCTGATGCAATGAAACCACCGTAGACGTTGCTGCTGAAATCAGTTAGATTTCCTGCACCATTTTCTAGTGTGTTTTCTGTGATGTTTGCACCACCTAATCCTGTGTTGAAAGTTGTGTCAGCCATACCGAAAATCATTTTCACAACGTGTTGTGTCATATGTCTTTCGACTGCTTTACGTGCCTCATTGAGTGCCATTTCAACTTCGTTGAAACGGGAATCCTCAATCATTCTGCGAGTTACACCGACTGCAATTCCATATTCCTTCACAGAAACACGCTCGGAGCGCATTTTCGTGTGTTGGTATTTTGGAGTGCTTCCTTCGTCGATTTCTTCCATAACCATTGATGGAAGAGCGAAGGTCAAGTCAATGTTTCCTCCAGTGTCTGTGCTCATTGGTTCACAAAACATTTGTAGTGCAGGTAAGTCAGTTACTCTGTAGTCTTGAATTACATCTTTGTAATCAATAAGAACTCTCTCTCCTGTACCACCAGTGTTTGCGTATGAACCAGTGTTTGCCGATGTCAATACACCGGGCTGTGCTGTTACTCCTGTTACCGCCATTTAAATCACCTTATACTATTTGTACCTTTGTTAGACCGGCTGTGGCTGACCCTGCTTCTAGAGCGATTGCCAAAACTTGTCCTTGGTGAGCTAGGGCTGTCTTTTCAACAAGCATTCCTGCTAAGGAAGCGCCTACTGCACAGACAAGCTCGTCGCCAATTGCGATATTAGAACCACTTGTAAATACGTTTAGTTGAATACCTTTTCCTGATATTACATTACATACGTTTCCGGATTCTGCTGCAGTCAAAGCGACTCCTAGCATTTTACTTCCGGATACAGCTGTGTGGTCAACTTGTCCGTCGGATGCAACTATAACTGCTTTTCCGGCGGCGACTGTTGAGCCAGCAATGTAAGGTAGTATACGGGCGGGTGCTCCACCATCATTTACTAATATTTCTGTTGCCATATCTATCACCTATTTATTTTTTATTAAAAACGATTCTACCGTTTTTATCCATCGAGAACATACGTTCTCTCTCTGGCACCTCTGTTTCCACAGGTGCTTCGCTTGCTTCGTGTGCCTTTCCTTTCCCGAATGACCTTTCGGTTTCCTCAGGAACTGGCACTGCCTCTAGGGCCGCACTGAATCCAGAAAGTTTGACTTCGTCCCAATCTTTCAATTCTTCGAAACGTACTTCTTTCTTTTCTTCCTCTAAGGTCTTTAGAACCACTTGTCTATCAATGATAGCGTTAACTAATTCTTTCTTTCTTAGAGCTGCAGCTTCGTTTGCACGTTTAGCTTCCATCTCTTCGAAATCGGAAATAGCTTTTGTAGCGGATTCATATTTTCCTTGAAGGTCCTTGTAGTTAGAAGTCATCTCGTCAAGTTGATTCTTGATTGATGCGAACTCTCTCTCTGTAATTACTTCGGCCTCTGATTTTACAACTTCTTCTGACATTGTATCATCCTCGCTAACTGCCCCGTCTTCGGGATTGTGGCCACCACACGTAGTGTCTCCACTAGAACAAGAGTCACAACAAGGTTCTTCTTGTTCCACTTGTACTTCATCGTGTGTGCCGCATTTCGTTTCAATTGTACATTCCCCGCATACAGGGTCTGCAACTACGTTGTCAATAAAAGAGACCTCAACAGGGCGAATGCTTGTAGCAAATGTGTCACCCATTACATCAATATCTTTTGAAAACCAATCGATACTGACGTTAGTAACGTCCCCATCTTGCATCTTTTTAATTATTTCCTTTCCTCTTTCACTGTTAGAAACCTGCGCTAGCATACCTACCGCAATTTTTCCGTTGTCCATTTCTTTAATCTCAGGATTTATTGCAGTTCCGATTAAATCGTCCTGCGTCCTCTGATGATTAACGTAAATAGGAAGCTCTGTAAAAGCTTCTATATTACTCTTAAGGATGCTTGGCTCTATATAAACCTTCTCCTCCGAGCCATCTTCTGTGTATTTGTGTTCCCCTGAAGTTATTGCCAAGACTGGGAACTCCCATATATTCTTTTCTTCATTATATTGTTCGGGAAATGCGTCAGCAGTTAATGTCATATCCATAGCGAAAGCTCTTCTTTTTTCATCAAGTGTTTGGTCTACACTGAATTGACGAGGTGTTTCCTCATCATCAGCAAACCTTACTGCACACATTGATGCTGCCATCCCATCTGGATTTTCCATTCCACGCTTTTTTAAACGCGGAGCTAACTCATTTACACACGATGTATAATTACTCATTTTCTCTATCTCCCGTCGCATTTGCGGCTGGTTGATTGCCCCTGTTCTCGGTTCGTTCGGATTCTTCTGTCTTGTCTTGGTCTTTTCCTCCCGAAACGTTTACATTCTTAGCAGTTGGGCGGATTTCTTCTATTCCTTCTGGGTCAAGCCCTCTCTCTGCTCTTACCTCACCGGGTGAAAGAACTCCTTCTGCTAAGTAAATCATATCAGTCTTTGCTTTGGTAAATGCTGCGTCTACGTTTATTTGTCTAAACTTAAACTTTGCATTATCACTTATTTGTGGTAGCAATTGTGAATTCAAAGCGTCTTCAACTGATTTCTGTAAATATCCTACGTATGGTTCAAATATTGGTTTTGCTTGTTCTGGTTCTGTGAACATAGTTATTGGTACTTTTAATGCTGTGTGTATTTTCATTGCAATGTCATCAAAGTATTTACCATACTCAAATGCTCTGTCAGCACCATTCATTTCCGTAATTTGAATATCGTTACCGTGAATTATATCTTCACCGGGTTCTAATGAATTGAATGTTTCTACTATCTCATTAATCTTATCTGGTCCGTATGGCATATCTGGTAAACCACAACTAATATCATATCTACTGTTAGCGTACTTGTTTAATGCTGCTCCTACATCTCTTTCTGCGTAGTCTTTTAAATCTACTAGATATAATACAGTATGAACATCAGATAACCCATAAGCATAATCATCAAAAGGGTTGTTTTTTAATTCGATGATTTCGTCTGCTTCAAATCTAACACTGTCTTCATCAGTTCCTAACTCTTGGTAATAATATTTGACTTGACCACTCTCATCTCTCATCACATACATATTTTGTGAAGACCGTAGTATGATATTGTCGCCAGTCCATTCTAAATATCCTGTACCAAAAATTCTAGCGTTTCTTAAATAACTATATAATATTAATTCTAAACCAATGTTACTGAACAATTCTTCTATACGCTCTCTTTCATCTTCATCATCAGTGACAATGTCGTACCCGTCTTTAGTAGCGTATAGGCAAGGTAAGTCGATAAGCGTTCTAATTAAAGGGTCAGAAAGGTAAACTTCCATATATCTTCTGTTGTTACCTATCTGCGGTTCGTAATTCCTACCTGTATAATTTGCAGATAATTTAATTCTTTTGATAGCTCCTGCTCCATAACTTCGAGGTTCGTCCTTTTTGTAAGGAGGGTTAGTGCCTTTAGTGGCAAAACTGCGCCTATTCCACGGCAAATAGTCTGAGAGAGCCATTGCTACCAATTGTAATATGGTTTATATATCTATAAAAAGTTTGCCCCTAAAAACCCCTTGGAGCTCTTTTAAAATGCATAGAACGGTTGTTTCTACGCCGCGTTGTTGCAAAATGATTAGCATTAGCTCTAGCCCTTGGATTACGTGTTCCAAGTGTTACATTGCTGAAGTTTGCTTCTCCCGGAAGCATTGATAATGAACCGTGTATTCCTAAGACTGCACTATCACAATAATCGTCGTGTTTACCTTTTGGGGCTGCAATTTTTTCTGTTTTGTTTGTTGTATCCATTATGTATTCTATTTCACAATGTTGTCTATACCACTTACCAATTAGTTTGGAGGCTTCCCCCGTTTGAAGCTCAGGGTCTGGTAGTTTAATTTTATTCTGTTGGAGAAATGAAACAAAGTCTCTGTAGACTTGCCCTTTGCTTCCACGGGCTCCCCCTGTAAAAATGAATGGTATAAATTGGATACTGGTTGAAATACAATCCATCCGTAATTCTGATTCAAACGCCCCACCAATCCCCGTAGCATCCAAGACAAGACGAACAGCAGAAAATGACTTCGCCACTTCCATAATTCTTCTGCGCTGATAGGGGATATCGTGTCCACCTGTCTTAGGACCAATTTCTTCCAAGTAGACAAGGCGTGCAATATTTCCGTCTGCAAGCTTTTCGGTTCTCCAAACAGAAATAACAGTGCTATTGACAGATTTACCGATATCGACAGACACAACGTTATTGTTACCAACTTCGACTCCAGCGTCCAAGTCTTCTCGTGTAAATAACTGATAGGGTTCAAAACTACCTCTTAGAAGTTTCGGATTGAAAACGCTCGACACGCTTTCAACAAACTGACATTCATATTCGGTCCGCCAGTATATAGAGTCTTCGCCCCACTCCAGCATTTTATCTAGCATATCCTGTTCGGTATATGGAGATGTGTATGCTTCTCCTTTTATAATGGCATCTGCCCAAGTAAAGTGTAACCTTTTGAAAGTATCAGAATACGCTTCATCATATAAATACCTGTACATATGGTTCTCTTTACTCTTCGGGGTTCCCAAGTTTATAAATGGTGCTTTATTCGCTATTATAGAAGGCTCAACATTGTCAACAAAAAGCTCATCTGCAATCAATGGACTCTCGTCTACAACTAAAAATGTCGGGTGCTGTCCACGTATAGCTTGCCCCTGATTTGTCGGGGATATAGGTGCTCTTCGTAATACTGTCCCACCTTTCATATTTATGCTAGGTTTGTTGTGTAATCTGTAATTTCCTATTAGACCATCTAAGAATGCATTGTCTTGATAGTGTCTTAACACATAATTAAAAATTAAAGAACACTGGTCTTCCGTAGGTGCAATAATAAACACAAGGTCTCTAAACCTTTTAAAAAACATATAGATAACCACAGCTACAGATAAAGCCCAAGATTTACCACTACCACGGGGAGCTAAGATAGCCATCTTACGATGTTTACCTTTTTCACCATTAGGGTAAGTTAAAGCATTGACAATAATATCCATCTGTAATGGTCTTAACCGTAACGGTCTTTGTTCTGCGTCAACTAAATACGTAGCACAAAAATTTCTGACAAGTTCATACATCTTCCTTTTGTCGCAGCGTATACGCTCAAAATAAATTTCTAATTGCTTAGAATCAAATTTATTCTTACCTGCTATCGCTTTCTTCAGTGCCTTCGTCTCGTTCTTCACTTGCATCTAAATCACCTAAAAAATCCATAAATGCTTCTGACTTTGTTTCTATGACAGAAGGTATCTCAATATTAAGAGCACGGAACTCAGTATGGATATCCCTAACAATCTGGTTCCTTTCTCGCAATAGCTTTGTTCGTAAGTCAATATTCCGAATATGTAAAAGAATTTCTTCCCAAAGCACGTCTTCAATTGCAAGATTTCTCGATAACAAAATGACAAGCTCTTTGTGACGTTCATACTCACCTTCTCCCACACGTTGTCGTAATCGCGTTTCATACTCCTCTACTTTTTCTTCCATTCACCACTTCACTTTGTTAGCCCAATATGCGGCTTACATTTTTCCTTTCTTTATGTTCTTTGCGTGTCTAGCTTTGAAAGACTTTCTTCTAGCCTTTTGTCTTGCTGATTCTCCCTTCTTAGGTTTACCTGCTGTCTTAACACCTTGTTGTCCAAATCTAATTAATTTTGTTTTATCGCCTACCTTGGCAACAACTACGTGTGACTTCTTAGGATGATTCGGAGTTCTCTTTGGTTTGTTATAACCTGATACTCCGGCTCTTGCTAATTTTGGGTCTTTCTTTTTCGCCATCATTTACCTACCTTTTTCATTGCGTTTTTATGAGCTTTTGTGAATGTAGTTCCTCTTTTCATAGAGTTTACCATAAATTGCATATGTTTCTTAGTGTGGTGCACTGAATGCTTTTTTAGAGTATCCTGTTGCCTCTTTGTTAACTTAGAAACGTCAACACCCTTTATCTTTTTTACTACCATATTAATACTTCCTTTTCATCTTTTTGGTCTTTTTCTTTTTGTAAGCCATTGTTAGGACCTCCTTA